ACTGAGGTCCCCCTCCTGCATGGTAGTTCGTCATGTTACAGGCTCCTTGGTACGTCGGAAAGGACAAAGCCCTTCGGTTTCTTGGGGTATTTGGTACGGCGATGCAACGCAAGCTTTCGGTTGTTACGACCCCGACGCCCTTCGGGTAGCACGGTAACCTTGAATCCCTTTGGGTGTTTCATGCCAATGACTCCAATTATCGTGATTTGCAGGCGTATTGCTGTGGTTTACCCATTACGGGTAACTCACCACTCCTTCATGGTGTCGTCGTCTGGCTCCTGTCCGAAGGCGATGGCAACCTCACGCTTCAGGTCCTGGAGGGAGGCCACGACCTTCGGCGTGGTTTCGTCCTCGTAGTTGTCATACACCCCGAAGATATACCCTTTGCCCTCGTCCATCTCTTCCTGGTGGGATATCTGGATGTACTTGCCGTCGAAGTGCTTCGGCGTCAGGAATATATAGACGTGCATGAATGGGGACATGGTGACAGGCGAAGGATGCACGCTCACGGGGTATGACATCCCCGTTACCTTGCCGACCACATGACGAACCGCGGCAGCAACGACCTCGGCTCGCTCTTCCAATTGTATGTCGGGGACAAACGTCATCGTGGTTCCTTTCGTGTGTGCGCGTGAACAACAGATGTACGCATCATCATGCATGGGGATCTCAATGTCAATACCCAATGGGTACTTTTTTACTCACGGTAGTTTTCCCTGCTATCAGCGGGTTTACATGGAACTCGATCCATGATAAAATGCTGGCATGCCCAACCCACACCTACCCCAAAAACAGAGTTCCTCTCCACCCGAAATGTCCAAAGCCAAAGAGGCAGCGGCATCATTACTAGCCCGTGGCCACAGACCAGCGGACATTGCCAAACTAAAGTACCCGGATGACCCCAAGAAACGGCGAACCCTCCGAGTTAAGCTGTGGCGATGGGTACGATCAGACGTTCAAGTCCAGCAGCGCATCGCAGAACATGCACGAGGTGAGCTGATCATGGGTGTGGCACCCGCATCGAAGAGGCTAGCCAGGCGTGCATCCCGACTCGGCAAGTCACCTGACGTTAAGCTCCTGTTCGAGGCATCAGGGTTCCACAATCCACGTGTGCAGCACGAGCACAGTGGTGACATTACCGTGACCCTCGATATCCCGCGCCCTGCGCAGATCCCTCGCCCTGACGAGGACGTAATCGATGCGGAGGCAGTGGAAGAGTAGGCCCGCCCCGTTTCGCCGCGTGGGTAAGCCACTTCCAAATCCGGCTACGTGCAGGGGTAATGCCCTGGCTGGCCCATCATCGTAACCAAAAAAAAGGACCCCCCGAGGGGGGCCCATACGCGCGGGGCGCGTGTGTGTTACAGGGCGGCGATGTGTTTCGCCTCGGCGGTCGTCATGTCGCCGTAACGATTGCCGTCGCCCTTCGCCTTGTTGTGGCGATCCATCCATTTCGTGACGACGGGGTCCTTGCCGTAGTGCCCCCGGATCTTGGCGCGCAATTGCTTTGACGCCTTCGTCACGTCGATGCCCTTGCGTTTCGCGTAGGCCTGTCGCACGGTGCTGAACGCGACGGTTTTGCCCTTTTTGTTGGTCGTGGTTTTCGTTGATTTTTTCGTTGCCTTCGACATGATGTGCCTTTCGTTCGTTGTGTGCAACGTGATATGAGGAACATATGCGATGGGGATCCGCGTGTCAAGGAACATTTATGTGATTCCGATCACACAACGGACAGGGGGGGGGACGTACGTTCGCCCTCGATCATAGGGAACATACGTTCGCCTTTGCCCTTGACATTGCGAATTGCCCGCGCGTGGCGGGTGGTGGGGTGCGGCCGTGTGGGGCTTCAGGTATACCTATAGCGAGCGCTTACGGTTTAGAGCCGTTTTCAGAGTTCTCATGGAAGCTGATCGTGCGTGTGCAATAATCCCTCATGCGCGATGACTCGGGGGTTACGGTCGACCCGAGGGTGCATCATCGCGTGGTCTGAGCGCCATACGACCCGATCCCTCGTCGCCGGGTCGGGGGGCGATCCGCGGAAGCCTCTGAGCCCTTGCCGGAGCTCGGGGGCTTTCGTGTATAATCACTGGCATGGGCCTCCAACGGTTCCCACTAGGCGGGTTCAAGGGCGGAATGAACCTCGCTGACAACCCCTACTCCCTGAAATCAGGAGAGGCACAGATAGCCACGGACGTCGATATAGGCCTCCGTGATGTACTGGCGTCGCGTAAGGGGTTTACGGGGGCGGGACTGGCACAGACGCTTGGCTCCCAAACGAAATCACCCACGAACGCTGAAAACGTAGTTGCCGAACCTGGCGGTACTCCCTGGACGGAAATCGGGAATGTCAAAGCTTCGGACAACAACTACGCAACCGTAACGGGCAACGAATTCCTCCACACCTGGTATGCCTACACTTCGGGGTATGGGTTCGCGTTGCCGGCGGGGGCAGTCGTAGTTGGAGTCGAAGCGAAAGCGGAGGTTCAACAGCCAGGGGGTAAGCTGACCGTTCTACGAATGAGACTATTTGGGTCGGGCGTAGATGCAACCTACTTCTGGCAGGAGGAAGGGAACTACGCCGTAGAGAAAGCGGTGTCGTTCGGCAACAGCTCAACGTTGTGGAACTCGAAACTTACTAAAGCTAAAGTCGAAGGAGCTTCGTTCGGGTGTGGGCTTGAAGCGAGCTTCCTCGAATTTGCCCCCGGCACTCCCAACCAAACGATCAAGCTCGACTCGATCAGCATGACGGTGTTCTACATCACCGAAGGTGCTGGCACCTCCCCCGATCACCAGAGGCCATGGTATACGGGCAACAACCGGAACCTCGTGATGAGTGATAATGGCTTGATCAAGGTTCTCAAAGGGGGAGAAACGAACATCACGGAACTGTTCGCAGGTACCGCTGGCACTACCTGGTCTTTCGAGCAGATGGAGTATAACCCCGGTACGGGCTTCAAAGATAGTCTGTGGATGGTGAATGGAGTAGACCCGCCTAAGAAGTGGGACGGTACGACCTTCGAAAACTGGGCAGGCAAACCCCCCAAAGGCACTATGCTGAGGGTGTGGCGAAACCGCATGATCGTGGCGGGACATCCTCAATTTCCCCAGCGTGTGTTCTTCTCCGAACCGGGTGACCCCCAGAAACCCGAAGATGAAACGAACGGCGGGTATGGGAATAACTGGATCGACATACGCACGTCCGAGGATGACCTCGACCCGATTACGTGGCTGGAGGTTTTGGACGACGTCCTGCTCGTCTTTAAGAAGCGCTCGGTAAACGCGATCTACGACTCCACGAGCTTCTCATTCCAACGTATCGCGAATATAGGCTGCGAGGGCAGGTTCCAATCCTGCGTCCTCGACGACCGCGCCTACTTCGTCAACCGATCGGGTGTATACTCGGTCACGGCACAAGGAGCACCCAGATATGAATCCCTTAACCTTGAGCCCATGTTCAAAGGCACCGGCCCCCCTGGACTCGAAGCTATCGATCTTAACCTGCTCGCAACTTCCAGCAGGATGTGCTCTCTTCCTAACGGCCGTGTCTATCTCGCCTGTACTCCTAAGGGCGAAAAAGCTAATCGATGGCTCCTTGAGTGTTACCCTCGACTCCGAGGTGAGATTGAGGGGGATCGTACTCCGTGGGTTAAGCACAGCTTCGCCAAACGCTGCATCAAGTCCATGTGTTCCTATCGATCCAAAGATGAAGAAGTGGACCGAGTTGCAGCCGGTCTCACTGATGAAGCCGGAACGTCGCCCGAACTTGCGTTTCTCTTCGAGGGGTTGAAGGATGGACTCGAACCCATCGATTGGCAGTGGATCACCGGCTACAAGTCCCTGCTGGCAGAGGAGCCCTTCGAGCGAGTACGTCGACTCGACATCCTGATGAAGGGACGCATCCGCATCACCATGATCGTGGACGGGAAAGAAAAGATCCCGCCTAACCCGACGAAAGAATCCCCAACCGAAAAATTAGTCCGCGTTAGACCTGAGGCTCGGGGTCGCTACCATGCTGTCAAACTCGAAGATACGGGGGCCGATCCGCCTACTCAAAGCTTCGTATATCGCGGTGAGATTGTTCTTCGAGGAGGCAAGGAGCACTAGTGGCTATCCCTGCATCTATAGGGAAGTCATGGGCTCAGGCACAATCGTCTTGGCGTGCGCTGGCGGCGATCTTAGGTACCATGCCCACTATCCAGCTCGGGGTCATCGCTAACCGACCCGCCGCGTCTAGCAGTAACGAACGACTCTTCTACTACGCCACGGATGAAGAAAAACTCTACCTTTCCGTGAAAGGAGCGTGGAAGCTCATATGACTACCTACAACAAGAAACCCCCTATCTCGGAGGATGAGTTAGACTTCGATGTAATCATCCCCACGGATATCGTGCCACTGGACGAAGCGGGGAATCCGTCCAATAACACGAGACTCGGGAAAGAAGCTCTCCCGAACATCAAATCCAACGGGGAAAAGGGCTACGCTAACACCGCCATTGGCTCGTTCGCCATGAACAAAACCACGGGTGATGGCGCTAAACATGGGGCCGAACCCTCTGGTGTAGAAAACGTCGCAGTTGGTGCCCGTGCGATGGAAGCCAACGAAGGCGGGTCGTTCAACACGGGTGTGGGACGATCAGCCCTTCGCTTCAACGTCGATGGTATCCAGAATGTCGCGTTGGGTACCAATGCCTTGGAAAAAAACACGACTGGATCCTTTAACGTTGCCCTCGGTACCGAAGCCTTGTGGTTCAACAAAACTGGGGAACACAACGTTGCTATCGGGCGAAATGCCCTCGAATTGAGTGAAGATGTCAGCTTCCTTGTAGCGATTGGGGACGGGGCTCTTCAGAAATGTAAAGGGGGCACGGGTAACTGCGCGATCGGTTCATCCGCCGCGAAGACCGTAACCACGGGGTCCAAAAACACGATCCTCGGCAACAACGCCCTGGAACTTGCAACTACGGGTAGCGAAAACACCGCGCTAGGGTTCCGCTCCCTCCATAACCTGACGATCGGCTCGAAGAACCTGGGTGTAGGTTACGAAGCGCTGCCTGCTGTCACGGAAGGTGAACGCAACGTTGGGGTAGGGCCATCTGCAGGTAACTCCATCACCACGGGTAAATTCAATACCGCCCTTGGGGCAAGCTCCCTGCTGAACGTCACTACCGGGGAACATAACGTCGCGCTCGGTAGGGAATCGGGCCTTCACGCAACGGGCTCGTCTACGGGTAACGTCTTCATCGGTCGTGGTGCAGGTCCAGCTACCGATCAGGCGGTTAGCGCCAAACTGTATGTCCACAACTCGTCGAACGATACGCCGCTGATCCTGGGTGACTTCAGTACGAGGGAACTTCAGTTCAACGCGGAAAAAATCGCCCTCTACAAAGGCGTAACCCCCGTGGCACGAGCACCAGAAATTGCTCTCCCTGCTGAAACGTTCCCTGCTCAGAAAGTCTTCAACGAAGCAGTTCGTGCTGCACTCAAAAACGTGGGGATCACGCTATGAGCCAAGAGAAGAAAATTCGCCTGGTCAAAGTCGTGGTTCAACCCACCTTCGTGATCGATGATGGGAAGAGCCTCAAGGAGGTCGACCCCCAAACCGTAGTGATCCCCGCTGAGGAATGGCCCACTTACAGCTCGGAGCGATTTCCACGTGAGGTTGAGAAATGGCAAGAGAAGTTGAACTCGGAAGACGACGATGAGGGTACCGAACGCTCCAGTTGAAATTAGGCTTGAATATAAGCCTAAGCCCAAGCAGTATGAGTTTCACGCTCTAGCTGCAAAGTACAAACTCTTCATAGGAGGGTGGGGTAATGGCAAGACGTCTGCGGGGTGCGCCGAGGCTTTCACCCTGGCAATGGAATATCCGGGGTGTACGGGTCTTGTGCTACGCCGAACGCGTCCCGAGCTTAAAGCCACCACTGAACCGCAACTACTCAATGGGGGCGGTGGGCCGTCGGGCGATTGGACGGGTATCCCCGAAGAGGTAATCCGCAAGCATAACAAGACCGACAACCTGCTGGAACTCATTAACGGGTCCAAAATCATCTTCTGGCCGGCTGATGACCCAGAAAAACTCTCCAACCTTAACCTCGGTTGGTTCCTGATCGATCAGGCTGAGGAGGTATCCGAGGAAATCTTCCAGACCCTGCACGGTCGTCTTCGACAGGCTAATGGTCCTCGTGTCGGCATCCTGCTCGCCAACCCGAACGGGCATGATTGGATTTGGCGTCGATTCGTCTACCTGAAGTACCCCGATCACAAGTACGTCCACGCGAAGACGACGGATAACGACACCCTGCCTAAGGATTACGTCGAATCTCTGATGAAAATGCCCAAGGCTTGGGTGGAACGCTACGTCGAAGGAAGCTTCGATGTATTCTCTGGTCAGATCTTCCCGGAATTCGACCGCAACTTCCACGTAATCAGCCCCTTCCCCATGGCCGACTGGTATGAGGGGATGGAGGGTATCGATTGGGGCTACCGAAACCCCACGTCTGTACTGTGGACGAAGTTCGATGACAAAGGGAACTGCTTCGTGGTGGATGAGCATCTTGAAGCGAACAGGCTCGTTCATCACCATGCGGAGAAGATACACGAGCGTCGTGCCGAATGGGGTCAACCTATGGAGACGCTCATCGATCCCTCATCGTCCAAAACCGATCCCACGTCTGGCCGGTCGGTAATTGACGAGTTTAACGATCACGGCATCTTAGTGACGCCCGCAGACAACGCTAGGATCGCGGGAATCAACCGGATCGGTGAATGGATGCGCCTTGACCCGACGCACCCCCATCCGATCACGAACGAGATACACCCGATGGCTAACGCTGAGAACCCCGAGGATCGTAGGGGTTGGCCTCGACTCTACATCTTCAGCAATTGCGTACAGCTGATCGAGCACCTCGGGCAGTATCAGTGGAAGAAGAAACCACCACAACAGGAAGACGAGGCTAAAGAGAAACCACTGGAAAAAGATGACCACGACGTTGATGCCCTGCGGTATACTCTGATGCGTAGGCCTCAACCCTCTGTGGTCCCAATTAACTACCAACCCACCAAACAAGACTGGTATTGGAAACGGATCCGTGAACGAATGGATGGGAAGGCATCCGGCCATGCCATGTTGGGATCGGAGGCATAATGCCCAAAATTGACCTAGTACCCGTGATGCGAAAGGCTCCGGGGCGGTGCGGCATCTGTAACACTACGCCCATGGAGAATGGCCAACCCAAACCGGCTATCGATACGAATGTGGATGTAGATTGGGGTAACAACCTCTACATCTGCGACGAGTGTTCGGGAGTGATCGGCGAACTCATGGGTTGGGTTCGACCTGAAGACTTCGAGAAACTCAAAGCGGAACACAAAGACCTGGAAAGGCGACACGAAAAACTTCGGGAGCGATTCAAAGAACAGAAGGGCCGCCTGGAACGCATCATCTCCGGAAGGAAGGCGGAGAAGGAACACAAGCGAAAGAGGAAGGTGAAGTCACATGAGTGACACTTGGGCACACGGCCAACTCATCCCGGGAGATACGGCTGAGCACCAACTAAACCCCGCGGGTGTTGGGGGGGATTCGGTCCTCATCAAGGCCCTAAACACGAATGCTGGGAACGTGTTGATCGGGAAGACGGGTAAAACGGGAGCTAATGAAGCTTTCCCGTTGATGCCGGGAGAGACGGTCACCTTGGACTTGTCTAACTCGATCAGTGTGTTCTATAAACTGACGGTTGCTACGGATAAAGTAGCCTTCATTACCCTAGGACTATAACATGAGTCAGATAGACGCAACCGCAGGTCCTTACAACCCTGGGTATAGTAGGTCCCTCAATACGGGTGGGCTCTTTGTTCCAACGGGGTTTATGCAGGGGACGACCGTAGCGCTGGTAGCTAATCGAGGTTACTTTGCACGGTGTGCCCCTTCTGAGCCCACTCCCATAAATAAGATTAACTTCGGAGTCACGGTTGTTGCGGGTGCCGCTGACAAATGTATGGGAGCTGTCTACAACAATGACATCACCCAACGACTCGCTGTCTCGACGGAAAAAGAAATCTTGCAGTCGCTCAACGTCCGGACCATCGAACTTCCCGAATTCATCCTGATGCCAAACGAAATCTACTTCATTGCCTTCGCAGTTGGAGCGATCGGGGGAACGGCAGCTCAGGTCGGGATGCCTGCGAACAACAACGGGCTCTTCGGGGACTTGCCCGGTACGGCGCTAACCAAAAACCGTTCCATGCTCATTGCATCCAACGCTTTTCCCCTGCCAAATGGTGCAGTGGCTGGTTTGGCTGCCGGTCAGGTCCCAACTATGTGGGTGGGCAAATAGGAGGAATTATGATCTATGTAGTCTGTGCAACTCAAGTATTCACCGGCCTATGCTTCCTAATTTGCCTCAGATGGGGGTTGGCATATATCGCAGACCGAGACAAACTGGAGCAGCGGGGCTACGAACAAGACCGTGCATCCTTTGAGAAGCTTAAGCAGGAATCGGATGAAGCAATTTCGACCCTAATCAATCAGTTCACTAAAGAGCGCGAACTCCTTCTCGAACGAATCCAGCATCCCCCAATGACCCAGGGTCAAGCAGCAACGGTTGGTGCTGAGACCGGAGCAGCAATTGTAGATGAGGAGCTCGAAGCTGACGAGGAGTACGGTAAGGCTATACCCGAAGAAGACCATGAGGAACCCACTAGGGTACTCAGTCCTACGGGCCCAGTTCAAGCAATAGGAGCGGAGGCGCAACATGGCGGATAGAAGTCGACTACTAGATATACTTCAAGGAGCTGCACCCGAAGGAATTGGCAACGCTGCCTCAGCTGTAGGCACGGACGCCCTTCCTACGAGTGCACTCGAACAGGCTGCTGGTGCTCCAGCTCCCCCCGCCCCTGGTGGTGTACCTCCTGCTCCTGAAGCTGGGGCGGAAGATCAGGGTGTACAGTCGATCCTGGCTGGGCCGGGTATGACCCCCGACCAACGAGCTGAACTCGAAGCAGAGCTAGCAATGGCGGCGAAAGAAGAGCTCATGAAAGGACAGATCCGGTAATGGCTGAGGAAAACCCCTCAAACACTAAGGAGCTGCATGAGTGGGCAGTAGCCCTGATGGAAGACGGCGAGTCTCGTCGCAATCCTTATGATGGGTTGCTGTGGGAGAACCTTGCTACCTATGTTGGCGACTTCTGGGTGTCATGGGACCCCCACAGTCGTAGGCTGTCCGAGCCCGTACGTAAGCCCAAACATCGGGTCCGGCTCCCGATTAACCTCGCACAGCCCGTGGTACGCACGGAGGTTGCGAAGCTCACGAAGAATCGACCCATCACCGACGTAGTCCCAAAGAGCAACGACAACAAAGACCTCAACTCTGCCAAAGTTGGGGACAAAATGCTCAACCGATATGCAGAGCGTGAGTTTCACCTGGCGAAGGTGAGACGGCAGATGCTCAATTGGGTATGTATCGGAGGTAGCGGTGCTATATTCGTAGACTATGATGAGTCAGCTGAAGACCCCATCGAAATCTACGAAGTCAATGATAAACCCGTCTTTGACGAACGGGTGATCAAGGCCTATCAGAAGCGGGAACGCAAGAAGAAGGGGATGCCGACCAAGCTCAAGCGCAACAAAATCCCCCAGGGTCAAATCGCAGTCAAGGCACTGGGCCCTCACCAACTAATATGGGACTTCTCCTCGATCGAGCCCGAGGATGCGTGGTGGCAAATCGTCACGGAGATCTACGACACCAACATTGTAGAGAAGCGTTGGGGTACCAAAGTCGATGGCGAGGATGATGCTGAGCCTGGGGTAATCGAACGACGACTCCTCCATAGGTTCGACCTCACGCAGAAACTCACCCCCCACTCACCTAAAGCCCAACAGCTTGTCAAGATCTACCGGCTGTTCGTGAAACCCGGTCATCCCTTCTTCCCTAAGGGCGCGGAGATTGTGTTCACGAAGAACAAGCTCATCGCCTCTCATGATTTCCCCTTCCGGCATGGGGCATTGCCAGCTACCGTAATGGGTCATATTCCTCTGCCCACCTCACAATATGACATGTCGGTGCTACAGCAAGTACGAGGGCCAGTACTTGAGCTCTCGAAGACTGAGTCTCAGATGATCGAAAACCGCAACCAGGTTGCCAATCCCCCGTGGTTGATTCCGATCCAGACCCGTGTCGACGAGAACGATATCCAGAACAAGCCGGGGCTGAGGCTCAAATACAACCATGTACCGAACGTGCCCCCACCATCACCCGTGCAGATGCCTGACATGCCGTCATATGTGAAGGAACTCCCTGGACTGCTTAGGGAGCACATACAAGACATCTCAGGTCAGGGGGAAACGTCACAGGGGCGAGTACCTGCGGGAGCGCGTAGCGGCGTCGCAATCGCATACCTGCAGGAAGAGGATGACACCCGACTGGGCCCCACGGTAACTGCCTTCGAGGAAACGATGGAACGAGCCAACTGGCAGGTACTTCAGGTTATGGCGGAGAAGTACGATATTCCTCGAACTGTGCGTATCTACCGCAAACACAGCGAGCCTGAAGTATTCGACTTCAAAGGCGAGATGCTCGACGGTTGTGCCGGCGTCGAAGTTCAAGCTGGATCTGCACTACCCCGGTCGAAGGCCGCTAAGCAACAATTCATCTTGGATCTGTGGGATCGTCGACTTGAGCAGGATCCACGTAAAGTTCGCAAAATGTTGGAGCTATCCGAAGGCGAACCCGATGAGTGGGAGCGTGACGTTGAACAAGCGGAACGCGAGAACCGAAAACTCGAAAAAGGCATAGAGGTCAAAGTCGAAGACTGGTTCAACCACAATGCTCATCTGTACAGCCATCACCAGTACATGAAAACTGGAGACTTCGAGGAACTCCCCGAGGAAACCCAAGCCATGTACGTGCAGCACTGTAAAGAACACGAACAAGCCCTGAAACAGCAGAAAACCGAAATCGCCATGCTCCAACAGATGGGTGGTGAAGGGCAATCAGAAATACCCGGAATGGGTTCTGCTGAAGCAGGGGGTAATGGACAACAGCGTCCTGAAGGGGCACCCGAACAGTTCACGGGTGAATCACCTAGATCACTACTCGATGATGCCCCCGCGTGATGTATCATGGTCCCATGACGCTGCGAGAAAGGAGTAGGTAAGCTATGGCGTCAGCAACCAAGAAGAAGAGAAAAGAGCTGAAGGAAAAAGCTAAAAACTTCCGCGATGAGCAGAAGCGACAGGCGGAATCCCAGGCTCAAACCTCTGACAACGCAGTTCCGGAGCAGCGTCCTCAGGCGTTTGCCGAGTCCCGACCCGACCTAGAGTCGGATCAGTTCAAGAAACGCCAAGAACGGGGGGAGTTCGACCCCATGCCCATGTCTGCCCACATGAAGGCTCAGTCAGATTCACATCTGGAGGAGGCTGAAGGTGAAGAGCAGGAGTTGGGCCCCGAGACGCTGATCGTCGGTACCCGAGTCCGCATCACTGGTGGGGACTACGAGGGTTCCGAAGGGGCTATCGAGCGCGTCGAATATGACGGGTTCGAGGAGGCCCAAAAGGCAAAAAGCGGGGATCCGGCAGTTGCGCGGTTCGCCCGTGCTGCCGAATACATGGTTCGTACCCGAGGCGAGTCCCACGCGCTGGTACCTGTGAAGCCCGACGAGGTGGAACGGATCGACCGGCTCAAGGGGCCCAGCACCGAAGGAGCGTAACCACATGGCTGAGCCCTCAGAAGTTACCGCATCCCTTTCGAAGCTTGAAGGGGCGCTAGAGGAGTACCTTGCTCTGGGGGCCGGAACGCCTCTGGCGGGTCAGGCGCAGGGCTGGCTTGACTCGGTTCGCCAGGAGCGGGACACCATGAAACAAGAGGGGGAGGAAGGCGATCAGCCTAAACCCCCTGAGGAGGAGGCTTCGTCGCCCTCCAACTTCCGTGACGCGACGGCGGCTGCTCGTAAAAACTTCGGGCAGGATGGCAACGCTGGTCGTGATCGCGGCGGGTCCAAGACCCAGGATGAGGAACAGACCCAAGACGAAGAAGACAAAAAGAAACGGACCAAGGCCCCCTTCTAGGGTGGTACAGTCCACAAGGAGAAGAGTCATGCCCGACGGAAATCTACCTGGAGACCAAGACAAAACCCCCACGGAGGTACAGTCTCGGCCCAATCTGTTCTTCATCAGCCCTGCCGCCAAACGGCTCATGGGTATCAGGATGGAGGCTAACGGAGGCGCTGCTCCCGCTGCACTGCAGGGCGGTGGGTCAGGAGACCAAGGCCAAGGTGGGGGCGGCGAACAGTCGAAAGGCAGTGGCGGAGGGTTCAACTGGGACCTGTTTCCCGATGTGCCTGAGGCTCAGCGTCCACTGCTAGAGCCGCATCTAAAACAAGTACAGGGTCACGTTACGCAGATGGAGCAGAAATTTGCTCCGTTCAAACCGCTTGCGGATTCGCAAACGGACCCCCAGTATCTGAAGGGGCTAGTCGCTTTCGACCAGGCGTTTAACCAGGATCCCGCTGGGACCTTCCTGAAACTCGCCGAAAACCTCCAGAAAGAAGGCTCGCTCACTAACGATCTGGACCTCGACGTTCTTCGTGCCATCATCGAAGGAAAAGAAGTTGGCGAAGGCGGAGGGGGTGAAGCTGCTGTTGAAGGCGCACCCGAGGGGGAGGAACTCCCCGACTGGGCGCGTCAGATGCGGCAGGAAAATGAAGAGATGCGCCAGCGGCTCGATAGCCGTGACCAAAAAGAAACTCAGGCTGAACGCCAGGCTAAATTCGAAGAAGCTATGGCGGGGATTAAATCCCAGTTGAAAGAAGCCGGATTCACGGACGAGAGCATGCCGGATCAGGAGGCCCTGACCGGTTTGATCTTCGCTCACAAAGGAGACACCGACAAAGTCATCGCGTCGGTCACTGGTCTCCGTGATCAAATCCTAACCGGTTTCGCCAACGGAAGAAAACCCGATCTTCCTGAAGAGAATGGCGGAAACGCACCTACGATGCCGAAAGGCTCACCTAAAGTCCCGGAGAAAAAAGGCCGAGGCGTAAGGCAAGAGTTCAAAGACGCACGCGCGGGTGCAGAGCAATTCCTCAGCCGTAAACTCGAGCAGGAAGCTCAGGAATAAAGGAGACACGAAAGTGCCGCAGACTACCGCCAACGCTGACGCGGTCCTTCAGGATTACTACCTGAAACCGGTCCGTGAGCAGCTGAATCAGAGGCGGGTGATCATGTTCCAGTCGAAAGACCCGGACGGATCGCCTGACTCCTCTAAAGGCGAGAGTGTGCCCTTCCGTGGGTTCGACAAAGACAGCGAAGCAGTTCAGTTCGCTGGCCGTCAGTGGGTCCTCCCGGCTCACGTGTCCCGCAATGAGGGAGTCGGCGCCATCGATGAGAATGGCGTCCTCCCTGAAGCGGGGCAGCAGGGTTGGCAGGACCTCAAAGACAAAATCCGCCATAACGTCGGAACCATCGAACTCACGCGCTTCGCGATTCGCTTGTCGAACCGCAACGTGGGGGCATTCCTCAAGCTGCTGGAGAAAGAGACGAAAGGATTGGTGGACGACATCTCGAAGGATGTCTGTCGCCAGGCATACGGTAACCAGACCGGAGCTTTGGCTGCAGTCACCGCGGATGGCGCGAACACCGTAACCGTCGATTCGGTGCAGTACCTCCGAGTCAACATGAGGATTGACATTGTCAACGCCTCGACGGATGCGATTCTCGCCTCCAACCGAGTGATCACGTCCGTCAACGCAACGACCAAAGTGGTGACGTACAGCGGTGCTGACGTCGCTGCTACCACCTCGCACCGGCTCTGCCGGACGGGGAACTGGAAAAAGGAGATTAACGGTCTCAACGTCCTGGTTGGTTCCACCGGAACCGTCCACGGGATTGACTCGACCGCATCCGGAAATGAGTGGTGGCAGTCACCGGTCATGGATGCTGCGGGTGCGTCATTCTCGGAGGATACCGCTCAGCAGCTCGCTGATGCAGTGGGGTCCTCGGGTAACGGCGAGGTCGAGATGCTCCTCGGAACGCGAGGGATCAGGCGGCGCTACATCGCTGACCTGAAGTCTCAGAAGCGATTCACGGACGCAGACTCCGTGATCCTGCATGGTGGTTTCAAAGCCGTCATGTTCAATGAGATGCCCTTCCTCTTCGACGACGACCTGCCCAAGGGTTCGATGTTCTTCCTGAACACCGACGCCTTCATGTGGGTCTACCTCGAAGATGACTGGGATTGGGTTGACGATGATGGTGCAGTCCTGACTCGTTCGGCCAGTCGCCGTGATGCGTTCGAGGGGTACCTCGCTGCTGACCATGACTTCGCGATCACCGCGAGGAACCAGGTCGGTAAGTACATCAACCTCGCTGACGACGCCGCTGGTACCTGGAAGTAGGTGATCTGAATGGCCATGACGGTCAAACCATATGAAGATCCCTCAACCAAAGCCAAACGGTTCGTCATCGGAGATCGTCGTGAGGTCATCGGATTCCTCGTGCAGCCCCAGGCTAAATACGTCACGGGCGGATTCGAAGTCACCGCGAAAGAATTGGGGTTCGATAAAGCCATAGGTCATGTGACTCTGGGCTTCGACAAAGAAGCCAAAGTGATTGCAGTGGCCGAACGTATCTCGGACTCCGTGTACAAAATCAAGTTCTTCAGCGCCATTGGTACGGAGCTGGCGAACGAATCTGAAGCCATGAGCGGGAAAGAAGTCCCGTTCCGTGCAGTAGGAGAGTGATCCAATGTCGAGGCGAAGGCTAGCGCGTCCCGGTCTGTCCTACATCGAGGCCAACTCAGGGAGACTTGTAACCGAGTCTGCCGAGTTGCTTGAGATGAAAGGACAGATTCGGGAGCGTTGGCCTGACCTCGATGTAGTCTTCGATCATGAGGATAACAAATTCCTCGTTATCCAGAAGATGGAGGACGGGAGTGAACATCTCGCCCTAGCTCGCCCCTACTGTGACCAGCGGCTTCTTGCAGACATAGCTAAAGCCGACCCTACCAGCCCCTATTTCATAGACCCCATCAAGGCTGTGGACGACCACAACGCTATGGTCGAGAGGGAGCAGGAGCGAGAACTTGAAGAGATTGCCGGCGATGCTGGTGAGCGACTAGCTCATGCCTTCAAGAAGGATGGACTGATTAACCACGAAGATATCAGTGGTGTAAAGCCTAAATCGGGTGAACTTGCCCGCAGAGCGATTCGGCGCGGCCAGTGAAAGTCTCTCAGCTAAAAACTCTCCTGAAGCGATATGGCTTTGACGATGAAGATCCGTTGATGGAGTGGCTCAATGCCGCGTACCATGAAATCGAGAATGCATACGAGAAGTGGTCCTGGCTAGAGGCGAGCGAGATAGGAACCATTGCTGAAGGGGGTACGGATGATGGGCGATTCACCCTTACTCGTAGTGTGCGTAGGTTCATCAAGGTTCGAGACGTTACGGATGAGACTGCTTTAGGCGGCGAAGGCCTTGATCTGAAGTACATGGACTTTAGGGCGATGCAACGAGAGTTCCCCAACCTGCGCACCAAGGGTAACCCTGAATACTTCACGATCCTAGGTACGGACACGATTCAGGTTTACCCTGTACCAGGTGCTGCTCGAGATATAGAAACCAGCTACATCTTCGAACTTCCTGACCTATCAACCGATGAAGAGGAACCGCTAGTCCCAGTTGCCGATCACTACACTATTGTCCGAGGTGCTGCATACGTCGCGCTGGAGGCAGAGAACGAGGAGGAACGAGCAGCGACGGCCCAAGCTCAGTTCGAGTCTGCACTAGAAAAGATGGTCACGAACGATAGCATCCGACAGGTAGGTGAACCCGGCGAGGTACAGGACGTGATGGAATATGCCGACTAATAGCCAAAAACTTCGTAAACCCCGACTCGGTCGGGCAGTTCGAGCCCCCAGCAAGGTCCGAGCACCCCGAGCAAACGGTGGAACTACCGCTCCAACTAAACCCCAAAACCCCTCCGTGGGCGCTGGGCACATACCTCAGTGGACTCCCGCCCCGGGTCAATGGTCACCCAAAGGGGTAGCACACCCGCGAAACGGTCAAGGTAAAGGGGGGGGTAACGCTCCTGGGGGGTCGTCCCCTGGGGCACCTCAGGGTCCCGGCGGTCAGGCCATCCCTGAATCCGCTCGAACGGCTAACCAAAGAGCTGAAGCTGCGTCAACGTACGGTATGAGTGAGGCGGACATCAAACACCAGATGTACCTTGCCGCTCTAGCCTTCGGTGATCCCTCCGTAATCGGCCAGTATGGGGACGTAGTGCCTACGCCGGGTGGGGCATTGCAGATGGCAGCCAAAGAAGCAGAGGAAGCCAGACGTGCAAACACTATGTCCAGGGCAGACAACAACACGTTCTTCTCTGGCATGAATCTCGAAGACATTCGCCACATCGGCGATACCGAAGCACTCAAAAAACACCAAGCCCAAGAGGAATGGGAAGAGGCCCTTTGGAATCTTACCGTGGCCCTGCAGAATGCACGCGAAGAACGCGAATCACAGGAGAACGATGCCAATGTGTCCGACCTGGAAGCATTCGAAAGCACGGAGCCCGAACCCCAAGCTACCGGGGGTGGCGGAGGTGGGGGGCAGTCGAAACCCAAAGCCGGAAAAACTGGCGGGCAGAGCGCTAAAGCATTTGGATCCGCGATGAAAAAAGCTAGGAAAAAATAATGCCTCTTACTCCTGACGAAAAACGAAGGAAGCGAAACGAAAAGCTTCGGGGTCAGAAATACGAGCCCCTAGCTCCCGGGATTGAAAACAAACTTCAGCTTAGACGATCGATCAACCGCCGTGCTAAAGGAGCCATTGCTCCAAAACTCGGTGCGGTCAATCGTGACCTCCAGGCTGAAACGCAAGCTCACGAGGGTCGTGAACGTGACCTAACTGGTATGTACGACACGTACACCACTGACGTCGAGGATGCGTACAAAAAAGCCCAGGAGGCCGCTCAAAGCCTCTTTGGTACGTCGGCTAGCGCAATCGGGGGGTCACAGGCTAACTTGCTTGCTGCCCTCGAGCAATCACGAGCTCAGGACCTTAGTCAGGCTACCACGGTGGGGGGCGTCCTCCCTCAGGGTATTGGGGATGAGGTTGCCACCCAGGCAGCCGGCGCAGGCAGTTCCGCACTTGCTGGTCTTGCTGCCAGTCTAGGCTCAGGAGTAGGGCGCGCTGCTGATCGCATTGGCACCGCGGGCTTGGCCCAAGCTTCTGCTCGTGGCAAAGAGCAGTCGAGGTTCCTTGCTAAACAGCAGCAGCTTCGGGGTGAGCGGAAAGAAGTCCAGAAAGAACTCCCCACTGCTCGAGAGGAGGCAAGGAAAGAAATCGAAGACGCCGAACTTGCTCGAGCCTCCGAGCGAAACCGCGAGAACATCGCGAGGAAGTCGCTCAACCTGGAAAAACGCAAAACGTCCAACGAAGAAAAACAGATCGACGAGACCCAACGAAGCAACGAAGCCAACGAGAGCATTGCCTGGGCGGGGATCCGGACGGAAAAAGAAAAGTACCGCATGGAAGTCGAGGAAGCCGGATCGGGTGCGGAACAGGAAGCTGCCGAAGCACAGGCTCAGCGATACGACCGCGGAGTCGAAGTGTTCCAGCGTTACTTCGAGAATACGAAGCCCAAAGCTTATGACCCCAAGAGTCTCTACCGCAACCTGACCCTTGCGGTGGGTAAGGATACGGCCCTGAAGATCATGAGTCATGGGCCTCCTAAATTCCAGGAATTCGTCCGCAAACGCCGTAGTGGGGGAGAACCCACCGGGAATGAACGGCGCGAACATGAAGGACGAACCTCCCAGCCGGGTGTCCCCAGCGGACCTCGTAACTCAGGGTAGCCAATATGCCAAGCCTCGCTGAACTCTTCAAAAAACGGAAAGAGGCAGAAACGGTCAGGAATTCCGTCCTGGCCAAAACGATCAGTAGCTCAACGGCGGGTGCCCTGGGTGCTACGGCGGGGAAAGTTGACGCCCGCGCGCAGAACCGCCGTATGACTACGCTCAGGCAACTCCTGAATGCAGGGGAGATAAAGCCCGAGGAATTGGGCCCCCAGGATCGCAGGGATGTCGGTCCTCAGTGGCTGAGGCAGTTCATGACTGTGACCCCGCCAGGGGAGGGCGATTCCAGCTTTCTCGGTATTGGAGGTCCCGTAGGCGCCAGCGTAGGGAACTTCTTCGGGGGTGCTGTTGACTTCGCGAAAGGGCTCCCCGGTGGTATCTACATGACGGGCAAGAGCTTGGGGTCAGATGTTGCCTATAGTGTCGACCACCCCTCAGGCTTGCTACAAACGGGGGGGCGGATTCCATCGCTCTCGGAGTCCATGCCTTCTACGAGCAAAAACATCGTAGATCCTACGATCCAGTATTACAAGGCCAAGTACAGCGGCTCCCCACGAGAAATCCTCCACAAAGCCCTTGTTGAAGATCCCTTCGGGACCGTGCTCGATGTGGGTACGATTGCCTCGATGGGCGTAGGTGCAGCGGGGAAGGGTGGATCTATAGCATCGAAAGCGGGGGAGGCCGTTGAGTTTGCCGGCGAGCCCGGATCGTCCCTGTCACGTTTCGGGGGCAAGGTACGAGGAGCGGGTGACTACCTCAAACAGTTCGGCTACGAGGGTACCCGAGGTAAGCGACCCGACCTGATCGCGGGGAAAAACATCCCGATCCCCCGAGAGTACGGGGTGTCACCGATCGTTCGAGCCGGACAGAAACTCACGGACAAGTACCTTGATCGTGTCCCTACTGTGGGTGAGAGGCTCTCGAATCTCCGTGGTAAACTCGCGCAGCATAGGATCATCAATACCACCGCGGGACGTGAGCGAATCCTTGGGTCGTTTATGGCAGCTACCGAGTCCAAAGGATTTGTCAAAGCCGCAAAGAAACTCGACGACGATGAGTCAGTTGCCCTCACGCTCCTGAAGAATGGTGTATCGATGCAGCCCGTGAGGCCTGCGGGCGGGGTTCAGCGTGGCATGGTATCCGCACTAGATGCGTTCAAAGAGTACCTCGATGCCTCACTAGAAGGTAAACTGCCAGGGGGCTATAACGCAAGGGAGCTTGAGCCGTTGGGGGTTGATCCCACGACTATCGAAGCACTGAGAGCCAAACTCGACGACCCCGAGCTGATCGGCCTGATCGAGAAACCCTCGCCTAGCATGGTTAAAGCCTCGGATGAGTGGGACTCGCAGGTTGACCGGAATCTTCAAACTCATCCGATTGATCCCGAGGAGCACGTTAAACGGGTGTATGCCCCCCAGCAAGCACTCAGGGTGAAACCGGAGAGGCTACTCGACGACGTGGACCCATCGTCAATCGAGGCGATTAAAGATCCTACCGGTGCGTTTGACAGATACTCCGCTAAATATGCTGAGGATACGGGGGAAGCGTTTCCCATACGTCCTAATTACATACCCCACGAGCTCGCTGAGGGGAAATTCGCGGGGTCACTCACCAAAACCGAGCGCTCGAAGCCAGTCCCTCGAATCAGTCTCGCGAACGATCTTGTAGCCAAACAGCACCCTAACTACCTGAGTACGTCGGATATGCAGGCCTTCCTCAGTGGTGCAGTCCGTATGGGTACGCAGCCGATGGTTGATTTCATCCAACGTCGTGAGGCGTACCTTGCTCACGATGGGATGATCGGGCAATTGATCGACAAACTCGCAGAGAAGAATCAAATGGGTGAGGTGGTGCGTGCATCTAACACTTCTGATATGAGGGCGAAAGGGTACTCGCCTGAGACGCACGTTGCCCTTGACCTTGAGGGCGCAGTAAGGTTCTACAAAAATGAGGATGATTTCCTGAAGACCTTAACCTCGATGGTCGATGAAGTCAAGAAGGATTCCCCCAAGGATGTAGCAGACCGAGCAGACGCGATCACTCAAGGGGTGAAAGAATTCGCGGAGCTCTCCGGCCGTAAAACGGTCCAGGAGGTAGTGGGCGCAGCGAAACCCGACGGCATCGTGATGACCCGTGACGCAGCTAACCACATCAAGAGCACCTTGGAGGCGATGAGGCCTGCCGAGACCAAGGTAGGTAGGGGCTATGATCGCATGATGAGCATGTGGCGTTCGGCAACCCTGGGATTCATGCCTCGTTGGTGGATCAACACCTTTGTGGGGTCGACCTTCATGATGTTCCTCTCAGGCTCTGCGAATCCCCGATACCTGATCGCTGCTGCTCGATACGGCGGTAGGGGAGAGCGTGCGTCCCGGTTGATGAAAGAGGCCCCCGAGCTTCGCCCCGGAATCTTCGGCGAGCAGGTTGAGGCAGCAGCGGATATCGGGCAGGCAATCACCCGACCGGGTAAAGCCCTCCATAAACTCGGGAACAAAATCTTCGGTAAAGTCGAGGATCTGGAGTCATTCTTCAAGCGGGCAGGATTCTTCCACGAGATGGACAAACAAGCTCGCGCTGCCATGAGGGATATCGGCGAGGTTATGGATGAGTATAACGACTCGCCTTATATGAGGGATGAGTACATCAATAACATCCTCGATAATCACCCCGAGATGGTTGATCATGCTCTGAACGAAGTCAACCGATTCTTCTACAACTACACGTCGCTGGGCCCTATGGAGCGACGCTATGTCCGACGGGTTGTGCCATTCTGGGGCTGGTACAAATTCGTAACCAAACTCGTGTATCAGCTTCCCTTCCAGTACCCGGGTCGCACGTTTGTCCTGGACAAGATGTCGAGGATAGCACAGGACTTTCAAGACGATGAGTTGGGCATCTTGCCTGTAGACGTACAGGGGGCTATCTTCCTCAACGCTAACCGAAGCAAAGAGGAGTACATCCCCACGTTCGGGCTCAACCCACTGTCGGACTTCGCAAATCCCGCCGCCCCCGAGGGCACGCTACAGGGGCTGTTGTCAACCCAGCAGCTCGCTCCACTATTTGGTGCGTTCATCCAGTCGATCGGGATGGATCCCTATCGAGGGGCACCTAACGAACTTTCCCCTGAAGACAACTTGCTCATGGGTCGCTTCGGGCGGGTAATCAATCCCGACACCGGTGAAGAAGTACCAGGGGGGATCAGCGGTGCATTCTCGACTGAGCGACTGCTTGGTTCTCTATTGCGATCAGTCCCGCAGGTGAGGAACCTGGAGATTATGAATGCGGGCGGTAGATATGTATACCCAGAGTCAATCCCGTTCATCAACGAGAAGCCGGTACCTGTGGAGGCAGGCGATGCCTATGGTGGTCAGGGGTCAACGAGCTTCCTGTTGCGGTCGTTCCTCGGCGGATTCCCTCCAAAGACCGAGAATCTGCGTGACTATCAGAATACGTTGCAGGAAGACGTAAAATATGGTGAAGGGGCTAAAGAGAACCAGATGAAACGACTCAGGAAATCGGGAGTACGATAATGCCGCAGACCTCGGCACCCCTCAACGACCAGCTATACCTTGCCGCTAAAGAACGGCTCCGTAAACCCAGGAAACGTACCCTCTCGAACTTCGCCCGCCCCCCTCAGCCTAAGCCTCAGATGAGCTCCTTCCGTCGTCAGCAGAGCTACTAATGCCAACTTCCTCCTCATACTTCTCCTCAGGCTATAAGGGCAAGAAGAAGAAGCCCGAACCGCCACGTCAGAGTGGGGCGACCTCAGGAGACCTGTCCATCCCGGGTTATGAGGGAGAGACCCCCACGGTGTATGCCCCCGCTTCGGTGAGCGGGCTTGTTTCGGATACGGACCCATCGACCGCGGTAATTGGATCTACGCCTCACGAATATGATCCGAGAGCTATTGCTGCTGCGATCATCGCCGGCGACGTTACGCCTAAGAACGAGATTATCAGTGGCCTGCTCGATGCACCTGTTCCCAGTGTGGATAAAAAACAAGCGGTCAGTAGACTTACCAAACTAGCCGGCAAGCTTAACGAGCTCGATGACCCCGAACTGGGTAATTTGGGACCAGCTGAATCCCATGTAGCTGACACTGTCCTCGATGTGGGAAAGGATGAGCATGCGAGTAAACGGGACTTACTTGCTGCGGCTGAGACGGGACTAGTGGAGTCGGGGTTCAAGAACCTGAAATATGGAGACTCAGACTCACGAGGGTGGCGCCAGGAACGGAGCTCACTCTACCCAAACCCCAACAACGTCGAGGCGGGTGCAGAGAGGTTCTTCGATGAGCTCAAAACTGATTCGGGTGCCCCTGACGCCCCCACTGCGGGACTCGCTGCACAGGCGGCTCAGGGTTCTGAATTTCCCGAACGGTATGACGAACGGAAGCAGGAAGGGTGGGACATAGTCAAAGACTACCTTGACGGGTCAGATCAACCTCACCCGAAACTGGAAGGAAAACTCACCCAAGCTAAAAAAGAAGCCCGAGCCGCAGGTGTGTCACAGGGGAAGATAGCCGACATTGTGGATGATACCCCTGACCCCCAAACCGAGACGGTCAAGGTTCGAGCGGACGCGAAGGGCATGGTACAGTGGGCGGATCACTTGGTGGGCACGCAGGAGGGTACCCCCAAACAAGTGAGTTGGGCCGATCACTTCGGCCTGGGTAATGGCCCATGGTGCGCTAACTTCGTCAGTAACGGCCTGGTGCGTCGTGGCTTTAAAGACCTCCCCTCGAACCCTAACTACGTACCCGCGTATGAAGAATGGGCAAACGAAGGGAAAGCAGCTACGAACATCGGTACGGACTTCTCGCAGGCTAAACCCGGAGACCTGGTCACGTTCTCGGGCCAGCACATAGGCTTGTACGTAGGGAACGGCGAAATGGTTTCAGGGAACTTCGGTGACGAAGTCGCTCGATCGATGGTGACTGACGACTCCTCACCGGTCAGCATGATCATTCGACCTCACTATCATGGTGGCACCGTACAGATGCCGGTAGGGGCTGCTAATCAGCCGTGGAGTGCGGGTGAAGTAACGAGTGAAGGGGCGATTTCACCCGGGTCTAGTGAATCCCCACTTGTGCAAGCTGCAATGGAACGTGTCGGTTCGGGAGGCCCGATGGCGCCCAGTTCTTCGTCAGGCCCCAACAGGGGTGAAATGATCATGGATCTACTCAACGCACCGACGCCCTCCGTGAGTGACCCCACGTCGGTGCTTGAGGATGATGAAGACGAGCTAATGAAACTTATCATGAGGAGGCTAGGTAGTGGAGCCAGATAGTTACGGAGGGATTATCGCTCGCCTTGGTCGTGCGGAATCGGATATCAAGGATGCTACCCAAGCCAGGCATGAGATGCGGGAGGCCACCGGAAAGCAAAATGAAAGGATCGTTAAGGTGGAGGCTGCAGTAAGGGAGATTAGTGGCGACGTCTCCGAAATCAAGGACCAACTCAAGTGGGTTCTTAGGGGGTTGGTGGGCGCGATCATCACCTTTACGGGCTTGATCGTGACCATCCTTGTGGCGGTGTTTAGCAGTGCGTCTTAAGCCCAAAGTAGTGGTCATCGCCTTCCTAGTCTGCCTTTTAATCGGCGGCTCCCTAGCGATATTTGCAGTCGTCTCTAATCAGCAGGCGAACAATGCTGCCTGTGAAGAAGCGAATGACGTTCGTACGGTCCTCACTAGGGTATTGAGTAGAAGCAGAACCCTTTCGGCCCAAAACGAAGAATCCAGTCAAGTGGAGAAAGAAGTAGCTGCCGACTTCTATACTGAAGCACTAGAACTTCTCAAGACCCATCACTGTTAGGAGGAGTACCATGAAAACGAAGCAGCGAGCTAAGGCTCGCCAGAGTAAGGAAAAACAAGTCCATAGGAGTCTCGTACTAACGACCCCCATGTTGAGGGGTAAAGATATCGAGGCTCTTCAGAAGGCTGTCAACAAGGTCCTCGATCACTACGAATTCGATTGGCGTCTGATCCAGACGGATGGCGAGTACGGTGTTCGTACCCAGCGAGCACTGCGACTTGCCGCCTGGCGACTCGGGCTGGAGGATAAACTCGTCGATCCAATCCGCTCTCGCTCAGGTCGTGCCAACGAGCTTGTTCAGAAGCTTGTGCGTGATCCGTCGAAGCGCACTGCTGGACAGCGGAAGCTGGAGACCCGACGAAAGACCAAAGCCAAGAAACTCATCAAAAAGCACCACGACGGGGTGCAGGAGGTCTTCGACTTCCTCAAGGGTCATGTCGGAGTCAATGAGGACCCGCCGTCATCGAATCACGGACCCTCACCTATTGACGAGTGCCAGAAGTTCTATGGCCTAAGTGGGGTGCCTTGGTGCGGTTGCCTCACGGGGTACGCCATCGAGAAGATCGCTGGAGTCAAAAGCGTCAGCGACGTCTGGTTCCCACACGCACGATTCATCCGCGTCGATGCGGAATCCGGCAACAACGGGCTCCACGACATTAACGTCCGTAACGCGAAGAAAGGCATGGTCATTACGTTCTTCGCCGGCGGTGACGATCATGTCGGCTGGATCCGCGAGGATGTCAAGGCCAGCTCGGGGGTCGTCAAGACCTTTGAGGGAAACACGTCCTCTGCGAAGCGCGACTCAGACGGGGGGATCATCGAAGAAAAGGAGAGGTCCTTCTCTGAAGTTACTTGCGTCGCTGTCGTAGAGGATTGGAACTAAGGAGGCAGTATGAAAAAGTTCCTCGATGAATTCTCACTAGCAACTCTCTCGTTTCTCGGGGGGGTTGTGCTCATCATCATTGGGTACATCAAAGGGGACCTAGACATCGAGGTTGCCCTTGCGTACCTAGGAGGAGGCGGCGCTGCGGTAGGCTATGTTCGTAACCAGGCCGGTAAGGGCGTCAAGCGTCGCAATGGTCAGCGGGTCTAGGGCCTGAAGTTCTTTACTCGTTCGGGGAGTGCGCCAAACAACTCGGCGCGCTTCTCGGGCGAGATGACTCCCAGCTTCGTCAGAGGCCAGAGTCCCTGAGACTCGCAGACTTTCTTTGCGCCTTTTGACCCGAGCTTGGGGGTGTTCGTCAGTACACTGTAGACCGTGCTCCCTGACAAATCTCGGGGATCGCTGAGCACATCCAAGATGCTTAGATCACCATCACGTAGTGATTGAAGCGCGGATGCGCGAGCGTGTCTTTCAGCGCGTCCCTTAGCGAGCCTCCGTTTCTTTTCGTGTGCTGCTCTACCCGGCATACTTCGCCTCGATTCGTTCTGCGAGTTCAATTACCCCCTCGACGGACGTCTCCACAGAGGTTATCCCCTTGGCCTTCTTAATGTCTCGAAGCTTCTTCGCCTGCTTCTCGGTAACATTAGCCTCCTTGCCCGGTGCCTTCATCTCGATCCCCACGAAGTGACCTCGGATACAAGCGACAATGTCGGGGAGGCCCGCCGGCTGATGAGGCCCCCCATGAATCTTCGTTGCGAAGTGACCGCGTTTCCTTAGTTCTTTAACTGCCTTCTTCGTTATCTCTGCCTCAGTCATATTCTAAGTCCTCGATCTTTCCCTGAGTCGTAAGTACGGGTTTCATCCTGCGAAGCTTTTCCTTCGTCCTGCACTTGAGCTTTTGTTTCCACGTGAGCTTCCGTCGTTTGACTACTCTCTCATATCGGAAGGAGTCAACTACATGATCATCGCCTACCCCTGATACTACGTCTATGAGTAGGGGTTTCGAAGAGCTAAGCTGATCAAGTAGAGGACTTAGGTAGTGATCCCTCAGAATAGATCCTATGTAGACATTATTGCGGCCCGTAGTCTTTTTGGGAAGCGCCCACTTCCAGAAGGCCTTCCACAAGGCCCGAGTGAGGGCCGCTCCGACACATAGCCGGAACAGCCCCCGCTCAGAACGACTAGAGCTCGTCGAGGTCAACCTCGTCCATCTCATCGTCGTCATCCTCATCATCATCGTCATCGTCGTCCACAACTGCATCGATAGCCTCACGGATAGCGTCCTCGTCCATGGACTTCTTGACTTTGACGTCGAGCTCGTTTTCCTTGATGTATTCCTTGAGTTCCTTTCGGTCCATCTCGTCTAGATCGACCTCATCCTCATCGTCATCATCATCGTCATCGAGGTCGTCGTCATCTACGTCCTCATCCTCGTCATCATCCTCTGCACCCACCATCTCTGGGTCGAGGAAGTCATTGACTTCAGACGTCGGCTTGTTGTTATATTCCCCGTCCTCGACAGAGATACCGATCTTCTCGCCGATGTATTTGGTGTATTTGACCTTGGTTTTCTTCTCGGGTACCTCAGCGCCAAGGGCTTCGAGCAGGTTACGCAGAACCCACAGAGACTTGGGGGTCAGGACCGTACGGCCCGTCATTTCCTTACCCTTGTACTTGCCCTCAAGAATCTTGAACTTCCAGACAATCATCTGATTGCCCGATTCGGATTCTTTCTGTTTGGCACTGACGATTTTTGCTACATAATCACCAGCAGGAATTCGTGGGTTTTTACCGCCACCACCCTTAGCGTCCTCGTGACCGAAGTCCGCAACAATGGTACCGGCGCCGCCCTTTTCCTTCTTTCGGCTTTTCTTAGCCAACGTTAGCTCCTTTTGCTTTTCTTCTTGCTTTTCCTAGGTTTGGGTTTATCTGACCCAATCGATTGAGCTGCCTCTATGAACATCGGAACAGTCGGATTGCGGACGATCCGAGGCAATTGACCCGTCCTATCCTTAGTGGTGAAGTTCTCGTGTGGCCCTACCAACATGCGAGGCTCCCATGCAGCCTCCTCACTACCCTTCTTCTTTCCTTTCCTTTTACCTTTCCGTACTTCCTTTTGGTAGGTTCGCCCGATAATGTCAACGGCCCCCGTTGCAACTCCTCGGTTCCCGCGTGACATATCAGGCATGTGCTCGTAGCCCTCGTCCTCATCGCCTTCAGTACGCTCCTGAGCGATGAAGATCACATGCATGTCGAGGTTACGAAGATTCAGGATGAGGGGCTTGAGTAGCTCGGTGACTTTACCCCAATCCCTTTTCGACGCGATCGCGGGATCCTTGTTCGGGTCGCGATCACCAGCCTCCTTGAGCACGTGGGTCATGCAAAGCTGCTGGAGCGTCGTGAGGTTATCGATCGCTACGGATTCAAAGTCGTGGTCTGCATCTCGCAGATACCAATATAGGTACGCTACATCTTCCCATTTCCTAACCGGGAACACCTTTGCCCCCTTAAACTGGCGAGCTGACTTCGTTCCTTTCTCGTTAATATCCACGATCAAGACCTTCGGGGCGGTGGCAGCGAATCGAGTCTTCTCCGTACCATTACGCCCATACACGAGGACCTTTACCCAAGGGCTGGCCTCCTCGATACCCACGATTCGCTTCTGAATCGCTCTGATTCTCTTCTCAGTTAATTGTGCCACTTCGGATGGCCCTCCTTGCAGGGGTTTTGTGTCTTATAGCCCATCATTGTAACTAGTCACTGGTTTCGAAGTTCGCTTTGATCAGGGATGATGGGTCCCCGCCGAAGTACTCCGTTATGCATACCTCTTTGAAGTCACAATCCCACGCACACGTTTTGCTCACGGTACGGGGGAACCGATCTTTCTTCTGAGCCGTCTGTATCTCCGCAGCCGTTTGGACTAGGTCTCGCATCGTTCGCTTCGTCAGCTTCCTATCCTTGGGCATGATGGTCCTACGGAAGAACCTAGCCGGCTCAACCTTCAACCTGTGAAGTATATCAGCGTAGTCGGCAGGATCAAGACCGTGCTCACGAATTGCTCCCATGAACGTTGCGTAGTCGGTATCGATGTTAGCCCGTTTTTCCAATCGATCCCCACTTTTGACGAGCTTGGGTATCGCAGGGGGCTTGGTGCGAATCTCGTTGAATACCACCCCTTTGAGGGGGGTGTAGCCCATCTTCTCGGCAGCCCAGAAGTATCGAGCAAGCTGGGCATCAAGGAGCATGAAGTCCTGGTCCATGAATTTCGATACCGTCTTGTGATCCCAAAGCCAAATGCCCCCAAGGTCATCTTCCACAATGAGGTCGATGATGAAGTTGAATTCCAACCCATTGGGCAACGTGAGGATCTCATCGACCTCGGTATCGATGATGGTGTAGCGTCGATCCTCTTTCTTCCAGTGACGCAAGTACGCCTTCATCATGCGGGCGCACTCGCTAGGCAAATCCCCTAGCTCCTCTCGCTCCTCCTCAAACAGCGTATTGAATTGCTTCGTGAGAACCTTGTGTGCTCTACGCCAATCGGCCCCTACACGAACTTTCTTACCCTTGCCCTTACGCTTCTTCCCTACTTCGATTACCTTTCGAGGGTTATTCTCGTAATGGACCTCGAGTAGGGTGTGCAACCAACTACCTCGCTCAAGGGGGAGTGCCCTTGCCTTGGGGCGTAGGCCGAGCTCATATTTATAGAAGAACCTTTTTGGGCACCTACGCCACGTGTTTGCCTTGCTGTTGGAAAGTCTCATATCGTCCCCGTTTTGTGTGTTACACAGGATTTTATCGTACAGTCATTCGGACCGGCGTTTACGTTCGCGCCAGTGTTTCGCGGCACAGGAGGAACACCTGGTGGATCGCTTCCAAATGGGTTTTCCACAGTCGAGGCAAGTGTTCGTGAACTGGGACTTCCTATGAGCTTCTCTGAGGTGGAGGGGGGTCTTCATCAAGCAACTCCCCTAGTGCCTGGCGGGATATGACTGGTCTTACGCAAGTGTATTGCAATCGTCCGAATATCTTTCTCCATCTCTTTAACCCTATCTAGCCGTTGACGCAACAGTCCTGCCTCACGAGAAGTGAAGGCCTTAGTCATGGGCCCCACACGTACGCTGGGGTCCCTCGACCAATTTTCATCTAGGAGTTGTTCAGCAAGGAACCGACCCTGATGTATCATCCACACCGAAGTTTGAAGGATCTCTGATGCGGCTCGTCGAGCAGCCTTCTGCTTAAACTTCAACGAACTTCCCTCCTTTCCATAGCCTATTGTCCTTCTCCCCCCAGTACTTCCCCTCCTTAATCTCCACCTCAATGGGCACAGTAAGCTCAGCACCAAACCATCGCTTCAATGGGGGGTTCAACATCTCGTGCTCAATTATGCTGGCGATTCGGGCGGCCTGTTCGAGTCTGGCTTGGAAGAGGAGCGCGTCATGAATTGACCCGACAATGAGAGCCACTCGTGGGTCGAGTCTACCATCGAGCCGCACTGCGGACATGAGCATAAGGTCACTAGCGAAACTTTGAACGGGTGAGTTGATGGCCTGACGTTCAGCCTCAGCTCTAACCTCTCTATCTCCTGAGAACACGTCTTGCAAATGGCGGACGCGCCCAATGGGAGATTGTACTCGCCCATATCGATTAACAAGCCGCCGTTGGCGCTCGTGCCAAGGAACCAATCGTGGCCACTTCCTAAAGAATCCAGCACGGTAAGCTTTCGCTTCCGCCTCCGTAACCTCCACTTCATAATTATCCCTCGCATAGCTAATGAATTTTTCCCACCCCATACCATAGAGGAAGCCGAAGTTGACAGCCTTAGCCAGCTTTCGCTCCTCCTTTTCGATTGCATCTTCGGGCTTTTGCAAGATGTCAATCGCCGTCTCCATGTGAACGTCTCGACCTTCATGAAACGCTCGGAGCATCCTCGTCTCGTTTGCAAGCATTGCCGCTACCCTGAGCTCGATCTGCGAGTAGTCAGCTTCGATCAGGGTCCAACCGTCGGGAGCACCGATCAAGGACCGAATTCCCGAATCACGGGGTACGTTCTGTAGGTTGGGCTTCTCGCAGGACAGTCGCCCGGTGACCGTGCCGAACAGCTTGAAGGTGGGATGGATCCTCGATCGCTTGTCCCTGTGCATGTATTTCATGGGGAGCAAGTACGTACTCAGGTACTTCGACCACTTCCTATACTTGAGGAGGGCCTTGCACGCGACATGCTCGCTCGCTAACTGCAGCATCACAGACTCATCCGTTGAGGGTGCCCCACTCCCGGTCTCCTTGATGGGGTCTAAGCCAAGGTCACCAAATAGCCACTGAGCTACCTGTTGAGGGGAGTTGAAGTTAATCCCCGCTAGTTCCTTCGTGAGTTTTTTCGTGGCCCCCTCAGGTACCGGTTGAGGTCGTTTCTCGGGGGGAACATACCTGAGCATGAACGACTTGATCTTCTCAACATTTTCCTCCGACTGCTGGATCATCTTGTCCAGCTTGTCCTCGTCAACCCACACGCCCCATCGCTCGACTTTGGTCAACACGTTGGAGGCAGGCATCATCATCAGTTTGAAGATGCGTGCCGTTCGCGGTTCCTCTTTGAGTTCCTCACGGAAGACGTGATACAGGCGCAACGTATAGTCAGCATCCTTCGCAGCGTATACACACAGACGCTTCAAGGGAGTGTGATACGCATCCCTAACGTCCTCCCCTATGTCGTACGCATCGACACCGAGAATCACTTGTGAGAGCGGCTTCAGCCCCTTGCTACGATTCTCATCGATCATGTGGGCTGCGAGCATGGTATCGAACGTGAGGTTAACGAAGACGCCGTTCGCCGCTAGCCACCGACAATCGAACTTACCGTTGTGGGCTACATACTTGACAGACGATTGCTCCAATGCGGGCTTGAGCTGCTTAAGCACAGCGTCCGGATTTTTCCACGGGGTCTGTGCGTGATGGAGAGGAATAACTGCAGTCTCCCCCTCGGCCCATGCCAAGGATATACAAGCAATGACAGAGAGGTCGTTATGCCACTCCTGAAGTCCCGAGACAACCGGCTTCCCTTTGAGTCGGAGCCCATTATCGAACGTATAAGTCTCGAGGTCGAACGCGATGGTATCTTGCTGGAGCAACAACTTGACGAGTGCATCTAACTGTGACCTCCTCCGGATGATCCGAACTTTCGTTCCCACAGTGCCTGACGACTCACCTCGAACCATTCGACCGATGCGCCTGAAGTCGGCACGTATCTCCGGCTCAAGGTAAGGGTTACGAAGAACGCCCGCAGGGTGATAAGTCGGGAGAACGATACTATCTCCCAGGGGCGTGGGAGTGCCTCGATGCTTCTTGATACCCGAACGCCCCAAGAGAGCCTGAAGCGCAGAGTTACCGAGGGGAACGATGAGCTCGGGCTGAACCCGTTCAACCTCACGTTGTAGGTACAGGCTACTGCAGGTTTTAACTTGACCCCGGGAAGGCGTGGCGTTTTCAGGAGGACGACACTTGACGGCATTGGTGATATAGCAATCCTCTCTGCTGAGCCCCCCCTCAGATGCAAGGAGCTCATCAAGGAACTGTCCGGCTCGTCCCACGAAAGCGCGGTGTTGCTCATCCTCTCTGGCTCCTGGTGCCTCGCCGACGAACATGACTTTCGCTTTCTTCGGGCCGCTACCCATGAGGCAAACATGTTCCGCTCCTTCGTGTAGAGGACACTCCTCGCAATTGGGGTCCCGTATCTTGTCTTGCCAGCTCATACTGCAGGTCTAGCTTTTTGTCGAGGTGGGTATGACCTCCCAGCTTGCTTGATCTCATACTGCATCCACCTCACCAGAGGGCCATTACATTGTGGACAAGTGACCTCCGTGCAATCCGGCTCGAGATGAATGTCACACCCGTTCTTGCAGGTCCATTTGGGAAAGTGCCTAGACATGTTTCTTCACCAACACCCCCGCGTCGGCGAGGAGGTTCAACCCCCGCTCGTCTCGATAGTCAATTTGGTACTTGAACTCGATGACCCCGGCAGATACCGTAAGCTTCGCGCAGGAGTAGCATGGAGCGTGGGTGCAATACATCGTAGCCCCCTCCGTTGCTATTCCATTGCGAGCAGCGAAGGCGATCGCGTTAGCCTCAGCGTGAACCGTCCGAGCACAGCCCTGAATGGGGATATCGAAGCCGTCGTGTGACGTAGCATGGTCCTGTTCGCACCCTACGTCTAGGCAGTGGGGCATGCCCGGGGGGGCACCGTTGTACCCCATACTGATAGGACGACGATCACGTACAAGGATCGCTCCGACATCTGCACGGGTACAGGTGCTACGCTCAGCAACAAACCCCAACATGCCGAAGAACATCTCATCTATATCAATTCTCTTCTCGGCCATATTCCCTCCTCATTTTCGGCATGTCTCCACCGAATACATGGAGAGACACCATATGCATGGTCAGGGTACCCATCCCGTATGAACCGCACCCCTCACCATGCTCGCGTTCGTACAGGATATCCACCTCATCTCGTACCCACTGGGCCAACCTCATTGCCATGTAGACGTCATCGGGGAAATGGCGGAGGAAGTCACAGCTACGAATGAAGTACGTAACGTGCACTCTTCCCTCACGGACTAGGAAGTGATAACCCAGGGAGCAGGGGACGCGCTCCCCATGTACCGCCCCGGTATCCTCAGGAAACCATATCGGGAGGTACGCTTGTCGCGTCTGGGGACTCCCAGCGAGCTGCTTCACAACGTCACCGAGGTCACCCAGCTTGAATCGAATCCCCTCGTGGGGTGGGAACCAGCGATCCCCCACCTTAACGAAGGACTTTTCAACCATGTTGCGATCGACTACATCCTCCTCACGAATACCAAACGTTGGACCATATTTCCCAGCAGCCTTGGGCCACATACGCTCGGGGTACGTATGACTGAACTTCCTATCTTTCGTGTGCTCTTCGTGTCCTTTCTGAGCGAAGGGCCAGTTGGCTGCTGAGGGCGGGGGGTTGTATGGTATCCCCGATACTCGCTCAAGGAAGTGTTCCTCAGCCCAAGGTATATTGGGTTCCACATCGATTACTGCGTCTGGTTGAGTCTCGGGGATATTGCAAGTGAAGACTGCATTCTGTAGCTCAATCGTTTCACCCATTGGTTTGTCGGACACGTCAAGGGATTGCCACTCGGGCACCCTAACTACAGGCGCCTCGAGTAGCTCCCCCCCAAAGTACCTCTTTACCGCGGCAAACGACGGACTACGCCGACTACCATACGTGATCATAACCTAATCCCCCGGTACCGTCGAGGTTTGAATCGACCCGTCCCCAGTAACCCTACCGTGGACATAGTTTTCGAGTTTATCCATCTCACCCATAACACTACGACGCTGCGTCTCGAACTCGTCGTCAGGCTCTGGGGGAGTGATCACCTCAAGCGCAGACCTGATCTTCTTGACCTGCACCTCTAGTGATCCGTAATGATTTGCCATTAGTATCCTCCTTGTCGCAGCTTCTGCAACATTCGTCTTTGGGTTTTTGTTTTGTGGCTCCCTTCAGATAGACCCTTGGTGGGATCCTCTGGCCACACACTGCTCGTCGAGTTACGTAGTTGACACGGTGCCACTTCGTTATATTCCCTACCTTCCACTGAACCCACACACCTATTTAGCCTCGTGCCCTGAGTGGTGCAAAGCTAAGATCCTCAAGCGGGACCGGTGCCATCTCGGGTCCATCGAGGTGCTGAGCATATCGCTTGCGGATTCTCTTGAAAGGTCCGTACTTCTCAGCCTCCGGGGGTATTCCCTGTTCGTACTTCCTGACCATCTGGACCCACCACTTCCGCACGAGCTTGATCGTGGGGTATTCGGAACTGGGGTAACGGGTATTCTCTTCGGAGAGTACGTCATCGAGCCCAAACCTGAACAGGTAAGGGATAGACTTGAACCCGTGAAACTGCAATGAGTCAACATGCCATCGGAATTGAAACTCATCCGGAGTACAACCAATCCGCTCCCCAATTTCTCTCGCAAGAACGTACGCAAGCGCGAGGTCCAACCCCCCGACATAGGCGATGTACGAAACACGAGAGTGAAGGACGAGCGTTGGCTTTTCATATCTTCCACCTCCTCTAAACGTGAAGGCAAGCATGCAGTTCCCCCACCTATACTTTTTCTCGGCGGACTTGTGCTGCTTGCAGAACATCGTCGTGACTACGCCTCGCTTACCCTCTGAAAGGCCAATAGATTCGCAGCGGTCGAGAAACGATTCCAGCTCAAGAAGGAGGAGGTAGTCCCGCTGCAACACCGTGAAACGAGATTTCGTGAGCCAAAGGTCTCGGCCCGCATCAAAATCGTAAGACATAGAGTCACAGGATAGGATATTGTCATACACCATGGTATCGATGCTTGCGATGAAGTCAAGCTGATCCTCCTTCATGAACAGCATTCTGTGAGCACTCTTGTGCCACAGGTCAGTGAGGGTGGGGTAAGTCTTTCTCAAAGTACATCCCTCGCTCCCTCATGGATATGAGGTGCTTCCCCGTCACTCATCGATCGGTCTGGCACCCCACCGTCCTCCTTGTTCTTCTGCCAATCCCGTTGCTTGACCTCGTTCCAAGTGGACATGACGATTTCTTCGTAGTCCCAATCCATGAAGTCACAGTACGTGACTAGGCAGCCGACGATTCGGTAGCACGTATGTAGGTCAGGGCTGATGCTGAGTCGACCCGCAAAGAAGTCGAGGTACTTAAGTGCCCACGTCGGGGTGCTGGCTTGACGCTCCGGGCTAATACCCTCATCCTCGAACCCCTGACCGATCCGGCTGATAACCCCCAGCAGATAGATCGTGAGATCTCCGATGGCATCTTTCGCGTTTGCAATGTGTTCCTCTTCGGAACCCCGGATCTTCTGTGCTGCCTTCAGGTGTGCATGTGCTAGCTCACCCTTCTCCTCCATCACCCCAACCAATGACTCATCGACTGGTTCATCGAGTGCGTGGTTCGGGAAGTTGTGTGCGATCCACTCATCTCGCTCCGTGATTAGTTGTCCCCAATTCATTGCTTTTTAGGCCTCCGCTTAGTCTTTTTTTCCTGCTTCTTTCGTCGTTTCTGAATCTCCTCGGTGAGGTCAGTCACCGTGGCTACGTCTACGCGATCCTGGTCCTTCATCCACCCCATCGTGATCGCTATATCGATGACGTGGTTCAGTGCTACCTCCTCGGTCATGACGAGGGTCATCGAGTTACCAGTACCTACAATCCCCCGCCTACCGTCAGGACCTTCACCCTCCATGGCCTCCAGAATATCCATCCTAAGGGCACCATTACCAAGGCGCTTATTCTCTACGGCGTAGTCATCGAACTGGAAACGCATGCTGGGTTCCTCTCCATCAGGTAGGCTTCGATTCGACCAATGATGCGCTGTCGCTGATCGTTGGCCCCAATTGAGGTATAGTCATACCCGACAACATTCAGGCCCCTAGGCATCAGGACGTGGTTTTTGCTCATGCCCTGATACAACTCGTAGATGCTTTCAATGTGTCGGATTACGCCCTCCATCTGATGCTCCTGCATGACGTTCTGCTTCACTACGTCAAACGGGGGCATGCACCAGATGACGGGTGCACCGATCGTCGCGATCAGGTCGGGGATTACACGTTCATCCCTACCCGTGAACTGACACTCCCTAGACGTTAGCCTCCAGTACGCGAACTCCGACCAGAACAGTCGGTCCCAAATATGGGGTCGCTCCGAAGTGAGGGCTTCACTAATGGCGCGGTACGTATCTGGTCTAGTTACTTCCCACAACTTATCCCGATCCTCGACACCTCGCTCACCGAGCAGTAGATCGGGGAACAACTCCTGTAGTTCTTTGACGAGCGTACTCTTGCCTGCCCCGTCGGGGCCCTCTACGATAATCATTGGTCTTCCTTCCATTGTTGTAGTGCTTCAGCGTGTTGCCAACTAGGGCGTAAAGCCATCGCCCCCACTAGGTTCTCCTCGCCGGGGATCAGCTTCCTCAGCTGGGCCCAGCCCAAGAAGTTACCAATGTAACCTTTCTGCAGTCTAGACTCAGGCACCGTCGCTGGGTGCTCAAGGGGCGAGAGGTGACCGAACGCTTCGAGTTTCTCAGTCGTGCGTTTGTATGACTCCTCCGGGGTCTCGTAGTTTTCGTGAGTATCGAAACTAACTTTCGCGCAGCGACCCGCGCTAACTTTCGCCCAGTAGTACGAATCCTCACTGAGTACATGGTCACCGTCAGCGTCAGCGTCTAGCAGAGGCGCATGCCACTCGCCTACATCTTTGGCAACGGGGTCAGATACCTGCATAGCTTCAAGCATCATGCACGCGATGCGTTGAAACTCAGGCTGAGCAGCGGGGTGATCACGCAAGGCGAAGAAGTTATCCCACTCCGTAGCGGAGATGATCGCCGTGTGCCACAGGAAGGGCTCCAGCAATCGATTAACCCGAGACTTATCGACTCCGTCCTTGCTGACTTCCATCAGCCGTCGTGAGCGGTACAGCGCATCATCTCGGGCATTCATCCAAACGTGTCTTGCGAGTTTCTGCTCGCGCTCGCTGAGCTCATTCCCTACGCCCATTCCTTTTACCCGTGCATTGAATTTCTCAGGAACGAAGGGCTCCTGTTCAACTCGCTCGATTAGTTTCTCGGTGGGAATCGCCCTCGAACTTGCAGAGTTCCGCGACAACATTCGGTGGGTATTCACCTCCGCCAATATGAAGCGGGGGAAGGTAGCCTGTACCGTGATTAACCTTACCCCCGCCGGCGATATACTATCCGCCAGTACTTTCACCTCGTACATCTAAGGTTCCTCCTTTTGTGTGTTACACACAGATTTTATCAATGAGAATCGCGGCTGTGTTGTGCCCTTTGTGCGTCCGCGAGGATCGTGATCAAGTCTTTAAGGGGGTCCTCATGCAGCTTATCCCAATCCTCCAGTGCCGACGACTCAAGGTCCATCATCAGTCTTCTTAACTCCGACCGAAGGACCTCTTGAAACTCCCCCCTTGAACACCCTGCTAGGATATGCTGAGAGACGTCAACTCTACCCACATATCGAACCGTATCGAGGCGATCAGTAACCTCACCGTTGAGTTTCATTTGAGTTGGTACCCCGCTTCCATTAGTAGGGCAGGTCGACTAAGGACCCAGTCATCCGTATTCTTCTTCGTCTTGTTGGCAATCATGATCAACTGATCGATACCGCCTGCAACGTAATGCCGGTGAATCGTGGGGTGATGCTGACCGATCCGTCTCAGTCGTCCTTTAAGCTGCCGATCAGATGAGTATTTCCTGGTATGTGAGTAGTGGATGGCATGTTGTGCAGCAGTCAGTGAGATACCCATAGACCCCGCATCGTTCTGTGAGACGAACGCTACTTTCTCGTCGGTCTCATCGAACTCACACAGCCTCATCTCACGCTGAGTATTTGACACTTTCCCATGGAACAGAATGGGTTTGTACCCTGCAGCTTTGACTACCTCCGCGCAGACTTTCAGGTCGGGGATGAACTGAGCGAACACCACGAACTTGTTGATTTCCTGTTCCGCGAATTCTTTTACATCCGCTTCGAGTTGCCTACGCTTATCGTCCCCGAAGAAATGCAGCTCATCATCTTCATCCTTCAGGTACCCGCTGCTGATTTGTTGCAGCCTGAGGATTTTGGTGAGGATGATATCCGCCTCGAACTCCTCACCATCCATGACTGCAAGTCCTTCGGTAAGCATTTCCTGGTAGATGCGTTTGGTCTCACCCGTCAATCGGATGGGTACGACCTGATCAGTTCGAGCAGGCAGATCGAGACAGTCATCGAGCTTCGCCTGGAATACCCATGGCTTCGCTTTTTCTTTGAGCTCGTGGAGGTTGATGTAACGCAGGAGCTTGTAGTTCCCGTACCCCCCGAACACGCAGTACCTACGTTTGAAGTGAGCGAAGTTCGTCCCGAAGATACGCTCATCCAGACACTTGAACTGGTGGTATAGATCGAGCACGTCTTTGGTTAGCTTCGTTCCCGTGAGCAGAAGCTTCATGTCTGCACTCTTGCTCAGTTTGTAGGCACACTTCGAACGCTTTGCGCTGGGTTTCTTGATCAGGTGGGACTCATCAAGAATCAGGATCGAGGGCTGCCCTTCGAGGAACTTCTCGAGCACATGTACTCGACCCTTATACAGGTCCCCCTTACGCTCAATGTCGGGGAGTTGCTCGTAGTTGATGATGACGAATCGGATCTTGTCCCGAATGTGATCGGGCACATGCTTCTTTATCTCCAATCGCCACACGCTGATGACGGATTTGGGGCAGCAGATGACTACCCGCGTGACTTTCCTCTTGATGTGCATCGCGCCGCAGAAGTCGAGGGCGATCTTGGTCTTACCCGTTCCCATCTCGCAGAACAGGGCACCCCCTGCTCGGAAGAGGAGCTTCTTCAGCGCCTTGACCTGGTGTCGGTAGGGCTGGGTCTTGAACTTGTATCTTAAGCCCTTGACCCTTCCCTTTCTTCTTCGTAAGCTCATCACAGTAATTCGATCTCCATTCCTTCGCAACCAAGCGTGGATCTTACGATGCCTACTCCGGGTGATCCCGATAAGTAAGTTGGTGGGGTCGTTGTTCCAGGAGTCCTCATCGATATGGTGCACAATCTCGTCAGACTTGAGGGGTCGTCCGATCTCTTGTTCGGCAACTCGTCGGTGTTCGTGACGACCCCGCTTCTTGCGGTACTTGGTTGATCCCCGCTTGCGTTGATCAGCCTCTCGTTTACGCCTTCTCGCCGAGCTTGCTGCCGCTCGCGCTTGGTGGGTAGCATCTTCGTTGAGTCTCCTTAACCACGGTGCTTTGTGTTTGGGCCTTACCTCCGCGTTCATCCACGCTTGAAGGCAGGCGCGTTTACAGAATCTGGATCTCTCAGCTTGCGAGGGCCAGCGCTCGTACTCAGTACCGCACCACTCGCAAGTCAGCTGTATCTTTCCCATGTAGCCATGTTACCATGATGGGCGGTAGCATGACAGGGCATACCCAGTGGAAAATCCAGCGCCCTACTTCCACACGGTCTTGAGTACGATGCTTCGCGACCCCGTGTCCGAGGTCACTACATCTACCCGATACTGGATCATCCACTTGGCACTGCGTATGGACTGATGCCCTCGTTTTTTAGTACGGTACACGAGGATCGCGCAGGCCGTGTCACCCCCTACCTTAAAGGCTTTGGTCCACAGGAATTTGACCTTCCCGTAGCGACCTTCGATTTCGGCTTTGAGCTTCTTGATCATGACTCGTCTTCCACCGTAGCCACGAGGGTGATGCCGAACTGCTCTTCGAGGGTATCGGGTAGATCCTCTAGGCTGTGACATCTCACCACGGTATCCAGCTCGAAGAACACTGAATCCCTCTCAGGGGTACCCACAATTACGATGGGTATTTCCCTCTCAGCTGCTACCCCGAACTCGATCAGCGTACCGCACTGTCGTGGGTAGCACAGCATAACCAGGAGTTCCGCCTCCCGTACCCCACGCAGGTCATCGTAGGCACATTTCCTGCGGAACTCATCATCTACCTCACCCTTAAGCCCACCGCTGGGGCCAGTGATGTTCGCGATTACTTTGGTCCAGTCGAACGTAACGGTCATTCCCCGTTCGACACAGAGCCTCTGCGCCTCACGTACTCTCGGGAAGTCCTCGGTCTTACCTGCTACATAAACTCGTTTCATCCTCCGTGTCCTTCCTTTAGTTCATGTCGGTGTCGGATCCTATCCATCAGGTCGTTCATCTGCTCGTGCAGATACGAAGCCACCATTGCGTCGCTGTGACATACCCCACTGCATACGATGGAGATGATTCCCTGATCGTCTAGGACGAGCGTCGTCGCCTCCCCCATAGCGGTACGACAAATGATGCACATTCCTTCTTGGATCAGCTGTAGTTCGTCCGTATCCTCGCCCCCAATAATGAACGGGAACTTATCGATCAGATCTGCAACCTCATCGGGGATTTCCCCTGCGTTACGGAATTGATCGAGGTCAAGCTTTAACTCCCTGCTACTTTCGTCTTGATCTGCCACGCTTCTTCCTTCCTCGGCTCCGACTTCGCCTGCCGTACATCAGTCGTTGGGCGAGCGGGTTGTATTGGATTACGTATGCATCCGTGTGCGAGATGTCACACAACGGACAGTAGTACTTTGGATCAGCAGCGTAGAGGTGACCGTCGATTTCGGTCCACGCTCGTCGCTCGAACCTTCGCAACTCCATGCAGTAGGGACACCACCACACTCGCTGCTTGTTGTAGGCGAGCATCTTTTCGAGGGTCTGCTCTGGTGGCGGGAACCCCACGTTGCGACAGCGGAGCGTGACCATCTTCCGATCGGTCTTCTTCACTTTTACATATAGGTCCCTCGCCCCTACGAAGTCGTGGTCGAAATCCTTGACGATGATGTGGTTCTCGCCTTTGTGTCGGACCACCCACATGACTTCCCAGTTCGCGTGCAGCATTTTGAACTCGGGTCCTGCCTCCACTATCGTTGCTCCAATGCGTCAGCGATGCGGTTCATGTTCTCGGCGAGGTCAACGAGCAACCTCATTCCCGTGAACAGCATCTCGTTCTCCTCCGCCTTCAGTTCCTCGTCGCCTTCCTCATCCCTCACCCTATCCTCCACGGTAGAGATGATGCCCCGAGCATGTTTGTAAAGTTTCTTTTTCGGTTTGACTTTCTTACCCATGATGCCACCTCCTCGGTGTTTGTGTGTGTGATTGATACATCATACGTGCAGGATCAACAGCCTTCAATACTTCCCCAGGTATTTGTTTTTACCCTGCATATCGCCATTTCCCTACTCGTTCGTGGAGATGTATCGTGTACGTTTGTTAGTTTGCTACATTGAAAGGAGCAGGGTTTGAAGAAGTCAACTAAAGAGTTCCTCGAAATGGTGTGGGGTCCACAGGGGGAGGGCACCGCTTTCTTCTCGGGTAAAGGTCAAGAGGGTGACTGGCATGAGCACCCTTTCTCATGGCCTCGTAGTCTTTCCAAGTTACCCATGCCTCCTAAATCCGCTGACATCTACTTTTGCCCCAACCTCTTTGAAGGGAGTTATCGGAGGATCCACGAAGTCAAGAAATCGTGCTGGCTCTATGCCGATCTTGACGAAGTCGATCCCCAAAGGATTACGCCCCGGCCGACTGTGGCATGGGAAAGTAGCAGCGACCGTTATCAAGCGCTCTGGAGACTTGACAAGCGGGTCGCTCCCCACAAACTGAACGAGCTCAACAAACGACTCACGTACTTGGTGGGGGCGGACAAAGGAGGGTGGGACCTCACCCAAGTCTTGCGGCTTCCCGGTACCTACAACCACAAGTACGAGAACCCGGAAAAGGTAACCCTGTTGTGGGATGACGGCCCCACTTACACGACGCGCAAGATCCTCAAACTCGTGAAGGAGGTCGACCCAATTGATGGTGAAATCCAGGTACCCGAACTGGAGATCCCCAGTAAGACCTCCAAAGAACTCCTCACCCATTATCGTAAGGCGCTTGATCGACGGGTCTTCCGTCTCCTTCGGGCCAAACGCCCGGTTGAGGGGGAGCGAAGCGATCGACTCTGGGAGCTCGAGAATCTTTTGCTTAGCGCTGGCATGAGCCCGGAGGAGGTCTTCGTAGTAATCCGTGCCAGCGTATGGAACAAGTACCGCGGTCGCGCAGACGAAACGTACAGGATCTGGCTCGAGATTCAGAAGGCCGCTCGAACCCAAAGCGGATTGCAAAGTGGGGAGAGTAGTGCCCCAGTGCTCGAGATTCGTCCCACCGGATGGGAGCACCATGATCTGTTTATGCAATCCGAACTGCCGCCACCCGCATGGATGATCGATAGGATTTGGTCTGATCGTAGTCATGGTCTCATCGCTGGTGAGCCGAAGGGATACAAGAGTTTGTTAGCTACTGACATGGCTATCTCCGTTGCTAGTGGTACTAAATTCCTTGGACACTACGACACGCCTGTCACGGGTCCCGTCCTGATGATTCAGGAGGAGAACCCCTCGTGGCTGATGCAGTCCCGCATACGAAAGATCGAGAAGGCTAAGGGGATCCTCGGGGAAGCAGAGGTCGACGCCACGACGCTCAGTATACGCCACGGCGGTGACGTCCATCTGGAGCTTCTCAACCAGGCTGGCTTTGATCTTACGGACCCATCCCACCTGGAGTTGCTTGAGCGTAAAGTCCAGGTAGTACGCCCAGTTCTCATAGTGCTCGACCCCCTCGCTGAAATGCTTGGTGACGCCGAGGAGAACAGCAACCGGGAGATGCGACCCGTGCTTCAATGGCTTCGCCACCTCAAGGTACGATACTCGTGTGGGGTCTTGATAGTCCACCATTATGGGAAGCAGAGTGTTACTCCACGATTCGGGGGGCAACGTGTGCGTGGGGCTAGTGCGTTTCATGGTTGGGTAGAGTCGGGGTTGTACGTGGAAAAGCCTGATCCTGAGAATCCCCACTACATACGTATCAGCAGGGAGCATCGAGGTCAGACGCCTCAGGGTTCCTTTGACTTGGAAGTATTCGAGGGTGAACCTAACGTGGATGATGACTACGAGGTGATCGTCCATGACATCCGTGCTAAAAAGCACGATGCCTTGTGGAGGTACGTCGAGAAGCACCCCGGTGTGTCCATCCCCGCCCTGTCTAAGAAGTTGGGGAAGAGCCGTACTCAAATCGCACGGATGGCTAAGAAGTCGGGGTTGGAAATCCGAATCGCGAAAGGGAAGGGCAAGTCAGGTCGTCCCCCTCGTCGGTTGTATGTACCCGATCCGAACGTCTGATGTATTTTGAACATGGGGTTTGCTTCAAAATGTTCAAACCCTACATCAGAACCCCGTGTTCCTTGCTCCAAACCCAGTGGGTGGATCTTATGTACCCCCCTCCACGCATTTACTGACACCCCCCTACGTAGCTACGCTACGGGGGGTGCGTATGCGTGCGCGCTTACGTACGTGCGTACGTGAGGAACTACTTATCTTCGGGGGTCGGGAGACCTCGCCGGCGCAGCTGTGCCTCGCCCTCTTCACGTAGCTTTTCGTTCTCCCACAAACCCGTGTCGCTAGGATCACCGAAGAAGTACTGCAACTCGTCATCGTTGAACAGGTCCCACCTGGACTCGACGTATCGCATCGTCCCGATGCCGGGGTTGATCGGTGCGTCGATGATCGCGATTAGGCGTTGCGTCTGGTCGCTCTCAGGATTTCCCTGGGACGATGGAACGGTGTGTCGCACGTCGTGCGTCGCATCGCGATCGGGCGGACGCTCTATCACGTCCTGAGGATCCTCGCGTACGTGTGCGTGTGGGCTACCGGGCTCAAGCGTATCGATGGGGTGTCTTACTGGAGGCTCGCCCTCGAAGCTGACGAGGATTCTAGCCCCATCGAGGTGAGGATCAGTGACCTTGCCCTCTCGATGGGTAACCGTGCATCGTACGAAATCGCCAGTACAGAACTCGGGAACCGATGAAGTGAGGGGTACTCGCCTTGCTTCACTGAAGTGGCTGCGCATGTGCGAGTCGAGCCGGTTGTCTGCGATGGAGTAGGTTTCAATTAGTTCCTCCTTCTCCCCACACGAACAGGACCACTTGAAGAACTTTTCTGGGTTAGCTACCACTGCACCGTCATCGATCATGGTGTGCTTTTCTATCTTGCCGGTGTGAATCATGGCTATCGTTCCTTGTCTAGGTGTAGGATGAGTGCGTTGTGCAGGATCTTGTTTCCGTGAGCGATGGCCATGCGGTACTGATCACGCACTCGGGGGTTGGTATGTGCTTGACGTTGGAAGCCGTAGATGATGAGCGTCAGTCGTTTGCCGGCGAGCTTCCATTCCTTCGATGCGATGAGCTTAAGTGGTCGGTCGTACAGGGCTTGCTCGTGTTCGAGTAGCACCTTGGGGGTGAAGACGACGTTGGTGTAGCGTCGCCTCTTTGGTTGTCGCTCAAGTGGGTGCACCACGATCACTCCAAATATCGGCATTTGCAGGCATGCTGTGACTACGCACGCATTATGGGAAACCATCCTTGTCAATACCACACCGCCCCCCAGCTGACATTCCGATGGAGAGGTCAGAAACTGGAGGGCGGCGGGCATCACGCGCACACGGGCCTTGCGGGCTAACGAAAGGAACCGTGCATCATGGGGCGCCCTACTAAGCCGGGTCGTTTGGTCCACATCGCGGCGTTCAAAGCGACGGGCCCCATGATCTTTACCTACCGAGGATGATACGAACCCATCGCTCGTAATCCTCGTAGGTTCCGGGCGTCGTGCTACTTCTTGCTTTTCTTTTTGCTCTTGCCTTTCGACTTCGAGCTGGACTTCTTCGAGGTCGACTTCGATGACGACTTCGAGCTGCCCGATTTGGTGGACTTCTTCGAGCTACCCGACTTCGCTTTCGATTTCGACTTCTTGGTGCGTCCCTTCTTGAGGTTGTCGAGGGACTCCTGCTTGACCTTCTTCCCCTCACCGCGCTCCTTGATGAGCTTGCGGATCTTCTTGACCTCGGGGTGGTTGAGTGAGGACCACTCGTACCGCTTGGTGTCGGGGTCTTTCGCGATGCTGTGCTTACGCAGCACCATGCGAAGGGTGCGACCGTCGACTCCGCAATGTTCGGCTACCTCCTGGGTGCCGACCTTGCCGTCGGATGACGCGCGGGACTTGCCCTTCTTCTTGGATGACTTCGACTTGGACTTCTTCGACTTGGCGGGAGGCTCCTCTTCCTCGGACTCATCGTCCTCGTCCTCCTCTACCTCCTCGTCTTCGTCCTCTACCTCGTCGTCATCCTCCTCATCCTCATCCTCATCCTCATCGTCGTCCTCATCGGACTCGTCATCCTCGTCGTCCTCGTCTGAGTCATCCTCGTCCTCGTCCTCATCGTCCGAGTCCTCGTCTTCCTCATCCTCGTCGTCGTCGGAATCCTCATCCTCATCTACGACGTCCTCGTCCTCCTCGCCGTCCTCATCCTCATCGAGGTCGTCAAGGTCCTCGAGCTCCTCGAGCTCAGCAATCTCCTCCTCACTCAGTTCGTTCTCGTCGTTCTTCTTCTTGGACTTCGACTTCTTCGCCACGAGTATTAACTCCTTTAGTTGGTACTTGACATTAACTGCTTTGAATTTGCGATGACCGGGCTTAGCGCTTACCCGGAACACGCGGTGTTTGGTCGGACGATCGAATCCCTTGACGACAATCTGGTTGCCGCCTCGGTCCTCGTATACGGTTATCCATTCTTTGATCCGTGCGCGCTTAACTATCCGACCGGTGGAATTTACATACGGCACATATGCTCTCCCGTCGGTCGAAGTTGTGTGTGACACATGATACGGGGTGGAAGTTTGTATGTCAAGGAAATTCTACTCTCGGGCTTTTCGTGGGTCAATTACGATCACATCTAATTGGAGGCCCACACACTGTCCGTCAGGCAGCTCAATCATGCCGTAGCAGGGGCTCTCCCTCGTCGTCGTTGACGGACAGCTCGAACTGTTCAGCGACCCAATCGGTACGCTCCTCGAACATGTCCGTGATATCCCCACCCTGGTCGATCTTCTCGAGTTGGTATTCGACTGCGCCTTTTATGTCCTTGGTGTCGTCAGTCAAGACGTTCTCCAGTCTGGGGATTCACTCCCGATATGTGGGCCACCTGTCTGTGAGCCTTAGCGTAACACCCGCAGCTGATTCCTACCCTACGATGGAGCTGAGGTTTGCCCCCGCGATTCTTGATCCTCAGTACGAATGATCGAGCTTGCTTCACGTAGTCGCTGACCCGGGGCGTCTCCTTGTAGTGGACACAGATAGCGAACTCATCACATACTTTACATTCGCCGGGTACTATTTTGAATTTGCCGAACTTGTCCTCACCATGTAGACTGGCCCTCATCTTGTTCCTTGCCTTCAGGGCAGCAGCTCGACCCTCGGGATCATCATCCCTGATCCTGACACTCCGTGGCTTGCTCATCAAATCACTCCAATTATCGGTATTTGCAGGGCGAACTATACCTTACGCCCATTGTAATAACTGCGTACTTCCGTAGCCAACTGAATCCACGCTTGCTGCGTGGCCTTGTTTAGCTCGTGCCAGGCCAGCTTGTCTATCCCAACGCTTGCCATGGCCCTGATATGCATCTCGTATAGCTTCTTGCCCGTCATCGTATCCACCATACCAATCCGATTACTCCAAAGAACAGGCCCCACGCGAACCCGAACAGGAAGACAGCGACGAACTCCGCGCTAGGACGTGGCATCAATCTCACCCTTTTTGACCTCGGTGTCATAGGGCTGAAGGGATAGCTCTATCTTCTGTCCGTGGGCCAGCTTGACGTACACCTCGTGGTCGGAGTCCATGAAATCCTTCCGGACTTTCCGCCATTTGCTCCACTGGCATGATTGCTGTGAGTACCACCGAACGTACACCCAAGTTTGGGGGTCGTTGGCATCACGATGTACGTAGTTCCATGCTGCCTTAATTCGTTGCCACATTGTGTCGCCTCCTTATCCGAGTGATCTTGGTCTTGACGGTTTCACGGCCTCGACCCACGACAAACGGTAACCCGCTGGGTACGTGAATGCAATGGATGACCGACCTACCTTTATTGCACTGTATCCCCGTTGCCTCAATATCCGTGAGGACTTCGTTGATCTTGTCCTTCATCTTGACTGCGCCCTCGTACGTCATGCCATTTTCCTTTCTGCCCTGTGAAGGACATATCCGAGGCCTATACCTGATCCTATGCAGATTGCTATGATCATTGGTCTACTCCTTGTGGCACACTACCTTGTCTTCGGGTGAGTCGAATGCGGGGAACGTGCAGTACCCATTGGATAGCTTGATCCTGCCAGACCCATCCTCGTACCAGCGCACGATGCGAGCCTGTGATTCGTCGAGTCGATCGATGCGGCCTTCGAGTTCTGATCCTAGAAGTATGCCTCCACCTATGAGGCCCGCTATGAGGATCAGCAGCAGGGTGTTGAGGACTACTTGAGTACCCGGCAA